AGTAACTAATGAGCAAACAAGAAATACAACTCTTCTTCGATGGCATAGAAGGTGATGAAATCTACATCACTCCATCAGTACCAGAAGATGAAGAACAAGAAACAAAGTATGTATTAAGTGGTGAGTCATCAATCAGTCCTGAAATGCGACTAGAGGAGGCTGAGGCGTTTATTAAAAGCATTGGTGGCATTTGGTGTAAATCCACTAACACATACAAATTAAAGAAACGATTAATTGATATTGGAGAGTGAGTTATGGAGACGGGAAAACTAGAAAAGGAAGCCCATCATAAAGACTACATAAACCCAATCATACTACTTATCCCTAGTATGGTTATATTAACTTGGATTATTTGGAGGGTGATAGGATGAGATTAAACGATGGTGGATTAACAATTGCTCTAGTTGTATTTGCGGCGTTTTACTTTGGTGAGTGGGCTGTGGAGAAGATTAACCCAGAGCCAAAACAATGCTGGTACGAATACAAGAAGTCAGACACAGAGACCATGTACCAATGGGAAGATTGCAAATCAGGTGATAGTAATGAGAAATCGTAGAGATAAGGATTATGACCCGGGAGTGTTGTTAACGGTTATAGGAACAATAATCATAATGCTCATGTGTCTGGTGTTGATGTATGGATACTATGATGAGTTTCTAGGATAAAAGAAACCCTCTCGAAGTGGTGAGAGGGTTAAGGTCGAGATAGTAGTAAGATGAGCTTGAGTGACGATGAATTCTCGATGTGATGAGTATAGATTAAAAGACATTATTAATAAAGGAGAAGAGTAATGAAGAACAGGCGAGTTAAGCAGATGATTTGTGATGTTGAGGGCGATGAGATAAAAACGGATGGTGAGACTCATGTAAGTCAGCACTTGAATGGATGGAATCAAAGGGTAAGTAAGGCATGAATTTTAAGAATGCAGCTATCGGTTATGCTTTGTGTGCATTGCTTGCTTTGGGTCACTGGTTTGCTAATGAGTACGATTCGGAAGGCAATACGCTAACTGTTGGAAATCCAGTGACAGGGATGATTATTTCTATGCTCTGGCCTAGCTATGTTAGCTATCTGATTTTTAAGGAAAGCTAATGGACTACACAAACCAAAACGCACTAGACGCAATAGCAAAGAAGTGAAAAGTCAACCATAAAGTAGTACAATGGACTTAGAATAATAAACGGAGGCTTAACAATGTCGGCTGAAACATTCATGTGGGTATTGCTTGCTGTAGGTGTGTCGGTATTGATTGGTGTTATCGCATGGGCGTATAGCCTGATAGTTAGAAAAGATTACTACGTCGAGGCTGATGATTTATCTATGGCTGATTTGTTTAAGAGGTACAAGAAGCTACCAATGCAAACGCAAGACCTAATCAAAGATATAGCGGAAGGTCATGATGATTCTTGAAATTTTATGGCAACTACTCTTAATAGCAATGGCAATCGTGTATTCAAACTACGCCAGATTGCCTGTTATGGTTGCTTGCTACATCGTTGTATTTAGCTTGGTGCAGTTCGCTGCACCTTCTATTGCCTCCATGTTTCACGTACCGTTATCAATCGATCCATACACATCAATAAAGTACATAATTGACTCTCTATTCCTTGCCGGTGTCTCTGTGATATTCTTTAGAGTAAGAGATAAGTTTTATTTCGGCATGGGATGCGCTCTCGTGTTTGGGTCTATAATCTCTCTTATGATGGTTGGGCAGACTTATTTTGAACCATATCATCGATTCTTCAGTGATAAAGTAACAGAGGTTGAAACGTTGCTTGTTTGGATTTCTAGTGTGAGGCGACCATGCAAAACGGCCAAGAAGTAGCTGGTTATAGTTTAACGCTTTTCGGCGGAACAGTGACGTTAACCGCCGCTGACTTATTTCAGGGACTTGGTTTTATTGCAATGGTTATTGGTTTATTCCTTACATGGAGAGGTCAACAAATGAGGCTTCATGAGCAAGTGATAAACCGAGAACGTACCGCTGAAATGAAAAGGGCTAACGATTTAAAAGAATTGGAGATAAAGCAAAATGGCGTATCAAAGCACAATCAAGAGGGATAAGAAGCTACAGAAGGATGTAGAGAATTACCGCAAAAACAGTGACATGCCTATTGAGCATGCATTAGCGGTTATCTTTGGTGAAAGAATGAAGAAGGGTAAGTGAGGTTAGCTATGGGTAGTGACAGTCCAAAAGTAGGGAGACCAACAAAGTACAAGGAAGAGTATTGCGATTATATTGTTGAGTTTATGAAAGACGGCTCAAGCAAGGTTCAGTTTTGTGCGGATATCGGAATTTCATACGACGCATTCCTTAGATGGCAGAATGAAAACCCAAGATTTCACGAATCCGTAAAAAGGGCTGAGCTTATGTGTCAGTCGTGGTGGGAGAAGAAAAGTAAGTCTGCAATCTTTGGTGGTGTTGAGGGTTTTAATGCTACTGGGTATATCTTCAACATGAAAAATAGATTCCCAGAATTCTATAAAGACAAACAAGAGATCGACATGAACGCCAAGGTATCAAGTGCAGATGATTGGAGTGATGCAGATGATTCCTGAGTTTGCTATAGCAGCAAAAGAGAGCTTTCCTTTATTCTCTAAGAACTGTTTATTCATTCGAACTAAAGAGGCTGGTGTGCAGCCTTTTGTGCTTAATAAAGCTCAGAGATACATACATGAACGCCTAGAGGAACAAAGACTTAAGACAGGCAAGATTCGTGCGATACTTCTTAAGGGGCGACAGCAAGGCGCATCTACATATGTCGAGGGTCGATACATCTGGCGCACAACAATGTCAAAAGGGGTAAGGGCGTTTATTCTTACTCACGATGCTGAGTCAACTAATGCACTATTTGAAATGACGGTGCGATACTACGACAACCTTCCCACCAAAACCGTTAACGGTGAAACTCACAACTTCAAGCCTTCTATTGAAAAGTCTAACGCCAAAGAACTTAAGTTCTCTAAGTTAGATAGTGGATATAAGATAGGAACGGCAGGTAACAAAGGTGTAGGCCGCGGTACAACGCTCCAATTCTTCCATGGCTCAGAGGTTGCTTTCTGGCCTCATGCAGCTGAACACACTAAAGGCATTCTTCAGGCGGTTCCAGATGCTAAAGGTACGGAGGTCATTCTAGAGTCAACAGCTAACGGATTGGGTAATTATTTTCACCAACAGTGGAAAGAGGCGGAAGCAGGTCAGTCAGAGTATCAGGCTATCTTTGTTCCTTGGTTCTGGCAGGATGAGTATAAGAAGCATGTACCAACAGAATTAAATTTTATACGCACGGCGGAAGAGGATGAACTTTGTGCTGAATATGATTTAACTGACGAACAATTATACTGGCGTAGATTGAAGATTAAAGAACTATCTGCTGATGGCATGAATGGGGAAAAGGCGTTTAAGCAAGAGTATCCTATGAACAGTGCTGAAGCATTCCAGACTTCTGGTGAAGATGGTTTGATTACTGCTGATATTGTTCAGAAAGCGCGCAAGGCTAATGTTAAGCCGCAAGGTCCTTATATTGTTGGTGTTGACCCTTCACGAGGTGGCGATAGATTCTCATGGACTAAACGTGCTGGTCGATGTAGTTGGGAGACTGGCTCGCGTAAGTTTAATGACTACAAGCTAGGTGATGGCGTTTCCTTGTGTAAAGGGTTGCTTGATCACGTTGATGCCGAGATTGGTAAGAAGCCTGACTACATGTTTGTTGACGCTGGATATGGTGCTGATATCGTTGACCGCCTACATGAGCTTGGCTACTTCAATGTGAAAGCGGTGTACTTTGGCTCAACTCCTTTCGATGCGGTTCGTTACGTAAACAAGCGCGCTGAAATGTGGGGTGAAGCTAACAAGTGGCTAAGGGATGAAAACCTTCCAGTTAGGATTGCTGATACAGACTCACTTCAGGCTGACTTAGTAGCGAGTCCATACAAGACAGACTCAAAGGATAGAATCCTACTTCAGCCTAAAGACAAGATTAAAGACATGTTTGGGTATTCACCAGATGAAGGTGATAGCTTTGCCTTGACATTTGCGGAGCCAGTAGTTAGTCAGCACAATCCAATGTATACTAACAACATGGCAAACACAGATTACGATATATTGGGGTAAGTTATGAGTGGAGCAGTTAACGCGATTGTTGATGTAGTTACGGCACCTTTGAAGGCAGTTGGTATTTTACCTGAATTACCAGGGCCAGTAGTAATTCAGCAAGGCGAAACCAAAACAGGACTAAGCGAGGCCGAGAAGGCAACTCTTTCTCAACAGGAGGCTGCACGCAAGAAGAGTAAAGCAAAGTCAGGGACTAAGACGGTATTAACCTCACCTCTTGGTGCTACTACCACTGCATCTACAGCGGTGGCTAAATTAGGCGGTGCATAATGGATTACAAACAATTAAGCGCAAGTTTAACTAAATACAGAGGTTCGTGGTCTACGTTTTGGCAAGAGGTTGCTGAGCGATGCCTAACTGATCAAGCTGACTTTAATGTAACTCGTTCACCTGGTACTAGACGTACACAGCGTGTTTATGACTCGACTACAGCCATGGCAATCAATCGAAGTGCATCGGCTATTGTTGGTTTGATTACTCCAAAGTCAGAGCGCTGGCATTCACTTAGAACTGATAACGATGCGATCAACGAAAGTCAGAACGTAAAGCGTTACTTTGCCAATGTAACAGATGTTCTTTTTGCTATGCGATACGCAAGTAAGTCCGGATTCTCTACAGGAAACTATCAGGCCATTCGTTCGCTAATGGGCTTTGGCACTGGCTGTCTTACTCTAAACGAAGCGAAAAACGGTAAAGGCATTATCTATCAACCTTTGTTCTTGGGTGATATGTATTTCGGTGTAAACAACTATGGTGTTGTCGATACCGCTATGCGTGAGTTTGAATTCACACGCAAACAGGCTATGCAGCAATGGGGTGAAGACGCACTTCCAAGGAAGATACGCGAAGACAAAGGTGATACTAAATTCACCTTCTGTCATATTGTGCATGAGAACGAAGATTATGATGAGTTCTCTATTCGACCTGACAAGCGAAAGTATAAATATGTGTACGCATTCAAAGAGGATATGGACAACATTCTAGAGGACGGGGGTTATTACTCCTTCCCTTATGCCGTAGCACGTGAACAAACATCGCCCAATGAAATCTACGGCCGATCTGCTGCAATGCAAATGTTGCCAGAGATTAAAGGTCTAAACGAAATGCGTAAGACCAACTTGATGGCTGGTCATATGGCGGTAACTCCTCCACTTCTTGCTCCAGCTAGTGGGCAGGGTGTTGGTGTTCTTGGTGCTGGCCCAATGTCTATCAACTTTAAGCCGGGGGGCGTTACTCATGGCGGCGTTGGCCCTCAAGGTCAGCAAATGGTTCAGCCAATGAATACAGGCGCACGTCCTGATATTGGTCAGGGTATGATTGAAGAATCACGCCGTATCATCAATGATTCATTCTATTTGAACTTGTTCCAGATACTTGTTGAAACTCCACAGATGACTGCGACAGAGGTTTTAGCTCGAACTCAAGAGAAAGGCATTCTATTAGCTCCAACTGCTGACCGACTAGAGCAAGAGTATTTAGGTCCAATCATTGAGCGTGAGTTAGATATTCTATCTAGACAAGGATTATTGCCTGAATTGCCTGGTGAACTTATCGAAGCTGAAGGTGAATTTAGCATTGTCTATGAGTCACCAATTACACGCGCTCAGCGCTCAGGTCAGTTAATGGGTATGGACGATACGGTTCAGTCAGCGATTAATCTTGCTGCATACGATCCATCTGTACTAGATAGAATCAACATTGACGAGTACATTAAAGCCAAGGCTGATGTTAACGGGACTCCTCCAAGTATTGTTCGTAGTGATACAGAAACAGAGGAGTTACGCAAAGGTCGTCAGGCTTCACAGATGCAACAAGAGTTAATTGACCAAGCTCCAGCACTTGCAGGGGCAGCAAAAGATTTAGCACAAGCACAAAGCTACTAAGGAGTAAATATGGGTGTAGAAAATGGACAAGGATTTCTGCCAGTTGCAGATATTGAGGAGGCGTTGCCAGTGGGTACTAAAAACTGGATTCCGGTAAAAATACTCAATAAGAGCGGTGAAGAATTCACTGGAGCGCCATCAAGCATATTAGTTTCAAATAACGACACTGCAACAACAGCAGTAACGTCAAATCCAGAATCGTTCGTCACAGCTGCATTAACTACCGACCTTGCGGCTCCAGTGGCTGGTTATGACAATGACTTTATTTCTGGTGCCACTGGCTTCGCCACAGTTGAGCATAACGACACGGTAACTCATGATTACCGACTTGATTTTAATGGGACGATTGTCGCTAATGACCCGGGTTTTCTTGACACATACATAGGCATCAAGATTTCCAGTGATTCAGGCCAGGAGTTCACGGGAGGAATTAAGTTCTATCCTGTTGGTGTGTCATTTGGTGGCAGCTCTCCGGCAATTGGTTTTTCAACTGTAGTTTTTGGCGCGATAGGGCCTAACGAGAAGCTATCTCTGCAAGTGTCATCAAACACAGCTGGCGACCTAATTCTAACTGACTTGATTATGTTTGCTGTTAGAATTACTCCGGCTGGATAAACTATGCTAAACTAACTATGCATTGTGACAGGTGCATTAGATAGAACTTATACATAACCCAACTTTACGCATCCATCTATCTGGAACTGTCACTGCGTATGAGTTGGGTTTTTTATTGGTGAAGATATGATAAAGCGTAAGGATATTACAGGTAGGTTTGATAACTCTAAAAGGAAAACTAATTTTGATGATTGGTGCTCATTAAGCGTTATATCAGATGTGAGAGGGGGTGAGTTTGCTGCAATCTCATTTGACTATAAAACTCATTTTCGCGTCGGAGTTGAGATCTCTGCTGTAACCTACATTTCAGAGAATGATAAATCAAATACAGATAGGATTGGGGATTTATTAAGGAGCAAGATAATGAACCGTATTTATGGCGACATCCTTGATGACATCAATAACATAAGAATGAATATAGACTTCGAGGGCAGACAGGCATCCTTGGATGCAGTGGATAGACTGCTCAATAAGTTAGCAAAAGAGATTCATGGCGGTTAATATGAAACTACCCAAGCGCAAGCCATTAGTAATAGCGGTTCACGCCGCATTGATAGCGAGGCGTAAGCAATGAGAATTATTGAAAAGCTTAACTGGAAAATGTTAGCGTCTCGACTTAATGGCGCATACAAGCGAATGCTAAAAGATGACGATCACAAGCTTATTATTCGTGACATCGTTGGATTTGCTAAACTAGGTCAATACGATCCAGAATCAACTTACACACCAGAACAGTTATTAGAATTGCGAGGTCGCCAACAAATGGCACTTCACATACTGCGTCACTTAGATGTTGACGCAACAACACAGATTGAGCATCAAAACGACGCTCAAGCACAAGGTAATTACTTAAGCGAGGAACATCACAATGGATAACGCCCCTGAAACAAATGCAAGCGATACCCCTTTACTTGGTGGATATGCTCCAGAGCAATCACCAGAAAGTGCCGCTCCTGCTACTGAAGAAGGACACGCACCTGTCAATAAAGACACTTGGTTTGGTGCGTATTCTGAAGATGCACAATCACTAATCACCAATCGAGGTTATGATAAGTTAGACCAGAACGAAGCGTTCGAAGACCTGGCTAAAGGTTATAAAAACCTACAGTCCAAGATGGGCGGCAATCACGACGAGCTGTACAAGATTACAGCCGAGATGGCACCAGAAGACCGCGCTAATATCTATAACGCAATGGGTCGGCCTGAAACGGTTGAGGGCTATACCTATGAAGTTCAAGAAGGCGATCATCCTGAGCTAGTTCAACACTTCAAGAATGTTTCTCACGAGCTAGGTTTGAGTGAGTCTCAAGTAAGCAAAATGATCCCAATGCTTAATGAGCAAATCGTTAATATTGCACAAGCTCAGCAAGATGCAGTACAAGCACAAAACAATGCCGACCTTGAGTCATTACAAAAAGAATGGGCTGGGGCATGGGAGTCAAAATTAAACCTAGCTACTCGCGCAGCTGAACACTTCGGCATTACTGAAGATATGCAAAAGGCCATCGTTGCTAGTGGTAATAGCGCTGGATTCATTAAGGCTCTAAATAAAATGGGCAGCCTAATGGCTGAAGGTGAAATGGCTGGAATGTCTCCTGCTGATGCCAAAGCAACAATGGGCGCAATGTCGAAAGAAGAAGCGCAATCAGAACTTGCAGCTAAACAAGGCGATCCAGATTTCCAAGCGCGACTACGAAGCACTGACCGCAAAGTGGCAGAGCAAGCATCGCAAGAGCTTGAGAAGTACTACAAAATTATTGCCGGGTAACTCCGGCTTTTGCATTAATCAATAGATAGTTGTAAAATTAACTTAGCAAATTCAAGAGACACGCACCTTTCGGCGTAGAGATACGCCAGCCATTGACGGCACACGATGCCCTCTAACGGTAATTTGCTGAAACGCTCCCAGAAATGGATACGGCGAACACAACTTTAGTAAATTATTTTTATGAGGCAATACAATGGCTTACACGGTTCCTGAGCATCATGTACTACAGTTCTCCGATCAAGTTGGTTTGCTCAGCCAACAAATGGAGTCTGATTTCTTCTCTGCGGTAGACGTTCGTGATTTCTTTGGTGAAAATGCCGAGGTTATCAAACAATACGGTACTACTGCATTCGCAGACCTAACCGATCCAGTTGGTGATACGGTATTCGATTCTATCAACAAAGATTCTCGCTGGTGCATGCCTAGTGACAAGAAGAACGTCCTAGCAACCACCCGTGAGGATGAG